GCCGTAATTACCCCCCGGCGCCCATACAGCAAGAACCTGGGTCCTCACTAAGATTCTCCAGGGCTGCGTTAAACGTTCTTGCGTGCTCACTCGTCACGCGCATCACGGGTCCGTCGCCGTGGGATCACGAAGTCATCTCTTGTTCTTGGTTCTTCGTGCTCGTCTAGCTCATCATCGTCAAAGACAATAGAATGTGCCTTGTCTTTGATTGACGGCGTCCGACGCCTGGGGGTTTCACCACTCTGGCGTTCCCCAGCCATCCACGTGTAGCGCTCATGCATGGCGTCATCACTGGACAGCATTTGCCTTTTTATTTGTGCGTTATTAAGTTGAAGTGAGTTCAACTTATCACACATTGCTGTTTGCCAGGCCTCCATCTTCTGTACTGGTTCACCACACACCAAAGTGTTCTTTCTGGTGAACTGATCAGTCACAGTTGCAAATATCATTTTTGCCGAGGAAAATGTTGTTCCATTTCCTGCAGTATCAATTCGGAACGTGCAGGGTGACTTGGTGGAGTCAATGTAGAATCTGTGGCATCGATCGGTTGTATTTGCCACCGCAGTGCTGCCAGCAACAAGGGTGCAATTCGTCAACGCTGTAATCGTATAAGCACCCTGTGCTGCACCAGTGTATACTGTGTACAATTCAACAAAGATTCTACCCGCTGCAGACACCGAAAACCGGCCAATAGACCCGGTAATGATATCATACACAACCTTCAACCCATTCATGATCACAGTTGCTGACGGTCCAATTGGTTCAGTGGATACGGTACAAGCCGTTCCAATCACTTCAGCAACACCAGAAGGTGATATTTGCAGATGAGGCATCTCGAACCTAATCGTATAATGCCACACCAATTTGCCAAGTGTCTTGTTGGCAGTAAACGCAGACAAGGCAACAATGATGAAGTTGGCTTGTGTGTTCAACCTCAAATCATCAGTGGTGTTCGCATAATCAGTGAAGAAATAAGTATTTTTCTGCATAGTAAAGGGGAATCGTGTGTTGTCCCAAACTTTAGCTTGGCGCGTCTTCAAAGCTGACAAAGCGACTTTCTGTTGGTAATCACCACTGACTACTTGGTCACTCGGATCCATGTCAAAATACCCGCAAATCAAACCATCAGTCGATGTATTGACTACGGGCAAGTACTCAACGTACCCACTCACAAACACGTACTTTTCAAACATGATTGCTAATTGGGCCAAACGCGAGTTTGCAAAAGACACCGGTGCAAGAGGGAATTGCACTAGTACATCACCAGTGATGTTGGAAGATGTGACCACAACATCTGTGACAAATTCAGAACCTGACACCATCAGGGTCTTCTGGTTGATGCCTTGAACACCCATTCGCTCAGAACGCCCACGTTGAGCAGTGGGTGGGCCAGAGCGAATGCCACGTCGAGCAGGATAACCTCGTCCACGAGGAGCTCGAACACGGAACGGTCTCTGGGGAAATACAATTCTCTTGGCCTTCTTGCCGGGCGGCCTTGCGCGGGGCTGGGACTTGGATCGTCGACGGCCAGACATCGGCACTGGCACGTTAGGTTCAGGTTGAGCGTGTGCGACGTTGGTTTTTGTTGGTCCAACGAATGGTTTTGGGAACTTCGGCTTAACCTTACCCACAGCAAATTGAGGATGTGTGGTGTAAGATTTAGTCGTACCGTAGACTTTGGAACCGTCACTTGATTTATGATTGACGTTCAAACTTGATTTTGTTGGTTCCGAAGTCAGGTATTTGTAAGCACCTTGCACGGCAACAGGGATCGCCGCTAAATAGTCTTCTCCCGCAGCTTCCTCAGCAAATTCTAGATCACTGGTCCAATCTCCGTGGCCCTGTGCGTAAGCCGTGTCGTGTTTTTGACAAGCACGGTCTAATGCGTCCACAGGCGGCACGTCAGATTCAACTGAATTTTGGTATTTACCAGCTGACCAACCTGGACCACAATAATTACCGTGGTACCGGAAAGCCGTTTTGCGAGTGAAGAATTTTCGCATAATTGCTGCTAAAGCGCCAGGTCGCAACTTATTTCTCGGGTCGGCGCTCAAGATGCTTCTGTTCCACAAATAATGGCACACCACCCCAAATGGGTACGGCAGTATGGCTGTGATGGCATGTACAAAGAAACAAGGCCAATACACAGCTTTCTCTTGACTCATGAAAAATTCAAGACTGGAAAAACATACTGCACCCCACAGATTATGCAAAAATTGACGCTTAATAATTTCTTCGATAATTGGCGTTGCTATCAATATCATAAATCTGTAAGTCTGGGGTGACACAGTTATCATAGGCGGTTTGCCCCTAAACCACTTAAAATATGGTTCACGTCGCTGATACATTTGTGGTGGGGTAAACACATATCTAGACCAATCGGCATTGGCCGTCTTCAAGAGAGATTTACCAATGGAGGCGATATGACTTCTCCGCTTGGCATCCTTGCGTGGGGTATCATGATCAATAAACACAGTGGCGACTGGATGTGATATTGTGCAGAACAAGTGATCCATTGTCATCAAAAACTTCTCAAATGACAATATGTCACTAACAGGCAATCCATAAACATATGACACCATGTCCATTGTTTCTTCAGTTGCCTGTGCAGTCTCGACTACCTTGAATTTAAATTCATCAACCCTGGGTTTCGCATCAACCCTCTCGGTGATATCGAGTACTCGCTGCACAAAAACTCGCAGCACTGGTACATGGGCAGTTTCCCGAACTAAGCCCAAGGCCACACCACGTGCCCATTTTATACCATCATGCAAGGTATATTCAGTTTTGGAATGGAACAATTTTGCCAGTATACGACCAATCTTTGGTCCATAGACTGTGCCAATATTTGTTGGATAAAATCGTCCAGAACAAAATTCGGCCTCATAAGGGTTTCTATACAAATGGGGTTTCGCATCCAAGCCGGCTTGCACTGCAAGTTTTTCAATTTTTGATGCAGTCAACCGAGCTATCTTCTGGTCCCCAAGTATGATTAGAATATCATCCCCCATGACAATGACGTAAAGATCGGCTATTTCCACGCCGCATTCGTCACAAACCACAATATGGAATGCAATATTGATAGTGGAGTTACCACTCGATGTATTGCCCACCCCACTTTGTCGGGTGGC